AAACAATAACTTTAACAACTGTTCCACAAGCACCCACAATAAACTCTGTTGCACCAGGAGAATCAACACAAGCAATTATAATTTTTACCGCAGGTGCTACTGGTGGTAAAGCAATTACTTCATATAATATTACTTCAAGTCCAGCATCAACAACAACCACACAAACCACAAGTAGTACCACTTATACATTTACAGGACTTACCAATGAAACTGCATATACATTTACAGTACAAGCAGTTAATGATAACGGAACCTCTATATCTTCTGCTGCAAGTTCTTCTGTAACCCCCACAGACTCAACGTTGGTTGAGTATTTAGTGCTTGCAGGAGGCGGGGGCGGAGGCTCTGGTCTTGCCGCAGGTGGCGGTGCTGGAGGATATAGGACTGGTGAATCTTTTGCTTTAAAAAAGGGAGTAGCAGCCACAATAACTGTAGGCGCTGGTGGTGGCGCTGGATCAAAAGGTGGCACTAGCCCAGTGGCCGATTCTCATGGAGGATCATCTGGAACCAACTCTGTATTAAGCACCATAACAGCAACAGGCGGCGGCGGTGGTGGCGCATATTCAGTAAATCCAACACAGGCTGTTTCTAATGGTAAATCAGGTGGCTCAGGCGGCGGCGGCGCATATAATAATGGTAGCGGCGGTGCTGGAAATGCTGGTGGTTTTTCACCATCCGAAGGCAACAGTGGCGGTGCAAATGGTGGAAATACTGGTGGCGCTGGTGGTGGCGGTGCTGGTAGCGTAGGCCAAACTGGCGCAGTTAATCAGCAAAGAGGTTATGATGGCGGTACAGGAGTTACTAATTCAATAAGTGGTTCATCAGTAACTTACGCAGGCGGCGGTGGCGGCGGATACCCTGGTTCACCTACTCAAGGCACTGGTGGTTCTGGCGTTGGCGGTGCAGGTGGTTCAACCAATGGTCAAAATGCAACCGCTGAAAGAGGTAGCGGTGGCGGAGGAGCAGGTGGCACGCCAAATAGTACTGGCGGTACTGGTAGCGGCGGAGTTGTTATTTTTAGATATCCAGATTCTAAACCCGCTTTATCAAGCACAACTGGATCACCACAAATTACAACTTCTGGCGGATACAGAATTTATAGATACACTGGAAGCGGGAGTGCAACACCATAATGGCACATTTTGCAAAATTAGATGAAAATAATATAGTTACTGAAGTTATTGTTGTTAATAACGATGTGATTACAGTAGATGGTGTTGAGTCAGAACAAGCAGGAATTGATTTCTTGACTGGTTTATATGGACACTCAAACTGGAAACAAACATCCTATAACACTGAAAATAATGAACACGTATTAGGTGGAAACCCTTTGCGTGGAAATTATGCTAGAATTGGATATAAATATCATCCAGATTTTGATATATTTATTGCACAAAATGAGTTTCCATCTTGGAAAATAAATTATAACTTGGCAGCATGGGAAGCACCAAAACCTGTACCAGATTATATTCCTGGTTATTTTTGGAACTGGTCTGAGATAAATCAAGAATGGATATCTTTAAAAGCACTTTAGTTATTTATTGACTTAATAAAAATAAAAAATATAAATAAACCCTCCAAGCCAAAAGCAAGGAGGGTTAATTAATTTTTAAGACTTACAAGGATACTTGTTATACCATTCTTGATACCGTGTTCCATTTACAGAACTCCAAGCAGACCAGTCTTTTCCACCCTTAGTCATATGTAAAGCAATCTGTGCATTTACCACTGGGTTTAGCAGTTCAGCATTTGATTCTAACTCAAACTTCTCCCTACGATCTGGACCTAATTGTCCAAGCATATTGATCTGAAATACTCCATAAGAACTGTCTCCAGTTTTTACATTGCCGTTGAAGGCAAGAGGGCGACCATTAGACTCTGCCTTTGCAATAGCACAAGCAGACCTTAAAGCCTTTCCTTCAAACCCCACATAACGTAACATATCAACTAATTGCTCATCAGTCAAATTATGAGCATTTTCATACTTTTCTAATTTTTTGTCTTTAGAAACCAAAAAGGCCACCTTTTGGGTGGCAGACTTCACGGACTGTTTAATTAGTAAGTTGTTTTCATTTGTTGCATTTGCGGTAGCCGAAAAGACGGTACTGCAAATAACCAACGTTAATACCCCTAGCCAAACATTTGCTTCTCTCATTGTAAAATACCTCCTAGAGAACAAATGCTACCAACAGGTAGCATGTATTAATTATAACACTAATTTGGCTCTTTGGTCAAGTTAAAGCAATAAATATAAAAATACTTTAAATATTATCTTAGTTAATGGTATAATGATAAGATTATGGCCACATTTAGAGATCAAGCACTCAGCGCATATTCAATTGGTTCTATCCCACCAACAGTTACTTGGACAGTCGTAAAAGGCGATACAGCAGCATTTAGGGTGTATGTAACAGATGATAACAAAAACCCACTTGATATTGAAGAATGGACGATTGAGATGGAAATTAAAAGACCAACAATCGCAGGGGACATAGACAGTAATACTGCAGCACACGTTGTAACCCTTTTCCCAGAAGCAGAAACTGGAGATGCTTCAGGAGAATTTACAGTATCTGTAACATCTGCTCAATCAAGAAGTCTGAATACTGGTGATATATTTGATATTGAATTACGTGATGCTACCCGTGTATGGACAGTTGCTCGTGGCAAAATGATTATAGTTGAGGATATCACAAACAACGAGGAATCCTAATGGCATCTATTGTTATAAGTGATAAAGGTTTTATACCCTCAAAAATAAAATCAAAGAATTATTCAGAAACAAAATTAGACAACATAGGTAATTTAGCAACAGTAACAGATATTAAAAACTTTATTCCATCTATAAAAGAAAAAGACTATCCAGAGTTAAACATTCTTCCAAACGGAAAAACATCTATTGCTATTGAAATTCTTCCATTTAGAGTGAGATTTACAAACATTGGTTTATTAGGAGCATCTGCAGGTATACCTGGAATTGGACTTCAAATCATCGGAATCAATAACTATATTCTTTAACATAATGATATAATGACCTCATGGCAAAGATATCAACCACCAACGTAAAAGCCCTGTTTGAAACAGGTGATAGACCAACTCAAGCAAACTATGTAGATTTAATTGATAGTACTTCTGCTAGGTCTACCGATCTTGGATCAGATGGTAATAATGAGTTAACGATTAATGGAATTGAAAACTCAACAGTGTTTGATAGTTTTGCAGCAAGTGAGTTTAGATCAATGAAATATATGATCTCACTCAAATATGTAACAGGCGGAGGAAATAAATACTCTGCTACAGAATTAACCGTTCTAGTTGACGGAACAGATGTGTCTGTTAGTCAATATGGAATAGTTGAAAACGATGGGAATATTGGCACCATCTCTGTTTCAAGGGCTGGAGATACAGTTTCATTAACTGTTGTTCCAGTAGGGGGAACCACACCTATAACCCTACGCTATATGCGTATGGGATTAAAGGCCTAACCAAGGAGATATAAGATGGCAACAGTAACAAAAGACTTTAGAGTAAAAGCGGGACTGGTAGTTGAGGGATCAACTGCGACCGTTAATACACACGATATAATCACAAAAGAAATCTTTGACGCAAAAGGTGACTTAATAGTTGGTACAGGATCAAATACTGGTACCAGATTAGCCGTTGGTGTAACCAATGGACACGTTTTAACAGTAGATAGTAACGAAGCAACAGGATTAAAGTTTTCAGCACCAGCAGCAGTTGGAGTATTTGATTCAAGTATTTCATTTGAAGGTGCAACTGCAAATGACTTTGAAACTACCCTTCAAGTAACCGATCCAACTGAAGATAGAACAATTACACTTCCAAATGCAACTGGAACAGTAGTTCTTAAAGACACAACTGATACACTTACAAATAAGTCAGTTTCATTAACTACAAACACAGTTACAGGAACTCTTGCAGAATTTAATACTGCTCTTTCAGATGCAGACTTTGCAACTCTTGCAGGAACTGAAACACTTTCAAATAAGACACTTACATCACCAACAGTAAGTGGACTATATTTAAGCGATGGATCAATTGTTGTAGAAGGCGCAAATGCCAATGATCACGAGACTACACTTCAATTCACTGATCCAACTGAAGATCGTACAATTACATTTAAAAATGAAAGCGGTACTGTAGCATTTACTGCAGATATTCCATCACTTTCAGGATATGTAACTGAGTCTGGAACACAAACATTATCAAACAAAACACTAACCTCGCCGTTAGTGTCTGGTTTATCTATTACAGATGGATCAATTGTTGTGGAGGGTGCGACAGCAAATGATCATGAAACTACTCTGTCTTTCACTGATCCAACTGCTGACCGTACAATTACATTTAAAGATGAAACTGGTACAGTAGCATTTACTGCAGATGTAGATACAAAACTAGCAACCGCTGGCGGTACAATGTCTGGTGCAATTGCAATGGGTACAAACAAGATCACAGGTCTTGGTACACCAACTGATGGAACAGATG